TATTTCCTTCTTGTTCGCACTATCGAAGAGTCGAGACGCGAACATGTATTCCTGCAATTTGGACGAAATGTCCTGCCACTTGCCCATCGGGTACTTCTGCAAGTAACTGGCAACAAAGTCGTCCAGTTGTTCAATTCCGAGTGCCATCTAGCTACTTCCTTATCGGTTAGCCCGCATTCTCACGCGCCTTGTAATCTCGGCGCGCCCAGTCCTTCAGCGATTCAGCCGGATCGGATGGACGGGTTGCCCCACCACCTAGCCGACTGTTGTGCTGCTTGAACACTTTGCGGGTCTTGTCTTTCAATTCTTTTTTGGAGATGTCTTCCGCGAACACCATGCGTGCCACGCGGCCGACTAACGATTGATCGAGATCAACCTCACGCCCCATCGCTTGGAGACCGATCTTCTGTGCCCGAGTGGCTATTAGTAGATCCTGGCGGCGTTGGAGTTCCTTGGCGGTTTCCTTACCAGTCTTGCCGAACAGATCGGACATGCCGAGTGCATCGACAAATCCATCGAATTTCTGCTCTTCTGCCTGGATGTCGACTTCCGCTAACCGTGCTTCGAGCTTGCTGACACGAGTCTCGTAATGGTCACGCATCCTCGTGAGTTCATCAGTCAAGTCGTCGTCGAATCTTTCCTTGAAGTCCTGGCTGATCTCGTACTGACCTTCCTTGGCTTCCGCGGGCTCGGCCTTCGCGAACTTCCCCTGCTCATCTCGAACAGGTTCACCTTCCGCCATGGCCTTGCGGCCGGCTTCCAGTGCGCTCTTGTCAAAGAACCGGAGCGCCCGATCTACTTCCTCGCGGCTGGTGAAGTCGGCAAGTTCCTTCTCGTCGATCCCATACGCGGTCAATTCTGCCTTGAGGTCATCATCGAGCCAGTCGAGTTTGGCCTCAGTATCCTCGCCATCGCTGGCGGTATCAGTACTGCCGGAATCAGTCTCGGCAGATCGTTCCGTTGTTGGTTCGTCGCGCTCTTCAGCGATCAGTTGAGCGTCGCCCTTCTCCTCACCCTGGCGGTCACTGATGATGTTGTCGACCATCTGGGTGATGTCTTCGTGGGTACTTTCGGTTGTGAGTTCAATCGCCATATCCGCCCTCTGCGTCAGCTAACCCGCGAACCCTTAAGAGTTCTCTACGGCCGCGCCGACTTGTGATTTCCAATGATCCGTTATCCCGTACCGACACGCCTTTGATGTTGTGCTGTCGTATAACTTCACGCATCTCTGGCACCTGACTACGCATACAGCCAATCCCCTCGGAGATCAGTGGCTTCGATTCGCTGTAGGCCACGGTTCCCATGGGCACACCGCCCTGGAGCCCTACGCCCGGACGTGCATCCCACTCTTCCTTCGTCACGTACTTGCCGTTGATCTTGTACTTCATGCGGGCCTCTGCATCATTGAAGCCTTCTGCTGTCCGTTCACTTGTGGCTTACCACCCATCAATGTCTGCTGCATAATCGCCGACCGAGAACCCTGCGTTCCGCCCGTAGGCACGTTCTTGCGCACTGTCTCTCTGGAAGTGATCGGGGACTGACGGATTGTGTTCTGATCCCCGCCCAGCATGTCTGCCGGCGCTGCAAAGGTGATGAATCGCTTGAACTCGGGCCGGTTCTTCAGTCTGGCAATTTCCTCGACAATGGCTTCCGCGTCCATCGACGCACCGGACGCCTGAAACATCGGCCAGAGCGGAGCCAGTTCCCGGAGCACTTGGAATAGCTCTTGGAGCTTTTGCTCGGGAGTCTTGAAGACCATCGAGTAGGGCTCGACTCGGAACTGGTAGTCCTCGAAGTTTCCCTTTCTGTATCCGGGTTCCCAATTGACAGGAATTTCGATGCCACTATTTCCCACAGGCAGCGAGGATTTAAGCTCAAGGGTCTCGTCCTCCCACATTAGGCGCCCCAGATCCAAGATGCACTCGGAAGCGAAGCCCACCACAGCGATCCGCATGTCCGCTTCCATCCGTGAGACCTGACCGGCCAGGATCTCTTCCTGACCCAGCGTGGCGGCCTGGGCATTCAGCCCGCCCATGATGCCAAGGTTGCCCGCCAGCCGGTCGTACACTTCCTGGAGGAACAGCGACAAAGCTTGATCCCGCTGATCGACCCCGCCTACTTCGATTTGCTGGATACCCTTCGGATCGTTCATCCGCACCCAGGAGTTACGCTTGGAAGTCCGAATCTTCTCCGCATCGTCCGCACCGGCCGGCGGATACACGTTCACCACCCGATGCGCGTCGGAATCCTGCTCCATCCTGCGGAACAGCCGGTTCTGGAGATCGTGCATGCCCTTCAGGTTCGTCGCTGGGGCAGCGGGGATGATATTGTCTGGCACGTTCCCGAGAGACAGGAACTTGTACGGTCCCGCTTGCGAACCTTTCCACTCCCGCTCCAATAGCGGCGGCAGATCCTGATCGCAGGGAAAGGTGGAGATCGCCTTGTTCTCGGCCACCCACACGTCCTGCATCCAGATCATCGGCTTCAGCTCGTCGTCATCCACCGCAATTCCCGCGGCGATATCTCGGGCGAAGTCCGCATTGTCGACCGACTGCTTACTCGTGGGCGTGAGCTTGGCCTTGACCTTCTTGTCGTAGCCCGGTTCGTCCATCACCTTCTCGTAGTCAGCCCGGTAGCGGTGCCCGCAGTACCGCATCTTCGTGAGTTCTTTGGCCGTCATGTCCAAGATCAAGTCATCCAAGGACACCCGATTCAGCCACGGTTCACCCGGATCGAGCCAGACATCTTCCTCGGATTCCAGCAACCCGTGGAAGCGAGTATCCGTGTCGCGCATCATCACGACACCGCACCCGATGCAGAAGAAAGCGTCCAAGACGATGGCCCGGAACGTCACGTCCAGTTCCATGTCACCGATCAGCTTGTTGAGATTGACCTCGAACCGCTTGGCGAATGGCCAGTTGTCCTCTTCCGGCGTGGACACCATCACTTGCGGGTTGTGTGCCGCTAACGCGACCGTGTAGATCCGCGCCGTTTGATTGGTCAGATTGACCAGCGTCTTGTTCCGCGCCCCGCCTTCGCTGTACCACCCACCTACGTAGTCGCGAATGAACTCTTTGCGAACCCTGCGGAAGGGCTCTAAGGCTTGGCGAGAAGTCTTGATCGCCTTAAAGAGTTGGCCACGAGCTTTCGGATCGTGTAAATCAATCATCGGCAGCCTGTTAAAAAGAAAGAGGCCAGTGCCTAAGCACGACCTCTGTAATAGGCTGCGACGATTACAGCATCTCGGCGATGATCAGTCGCCTATGCCTTTGTCAGTGCCATGCCTAGGCACTGGACCCTTCAATATGCTACCACGTCCCGCAAACCAAACTCTGGACTGTCAGCATCTACCCGTGGTTTCTCCCGCTGTTCACACCACAGGAATGATCCATACTCGGGAGTTTCGTCCCTTTCCTCTCCGCTGTCAATAGACAAACTCCCCAACCCCTCTCCGTAGATCAGCCAGCAAACGCCCGCGCCGATGCAACGATCGCCATGCGCCCTCTCTTGGGCGCCACGGTTTTTGGTGGGTTGGTGGATGATCTTCCCGTTCTCCCACTCGTACTCGCCACACTCTCGAATCAATTCCTCCGACCGTGGTTTGAACCTGCCCGTCTCCATCCCCAGAGCCAGTTTCTCGAACAAGTCCGCCTTGTGCTCGTCCTTCCCGTTCCACCAACCCGGCTTCTTCGTCTTCTTCTTCACCCCGATCGCCGCCACTTCCCGGTAGTACACGTTGTTGTAGTAGACTACCTCCGTGATCTCCTTGGCGAACGGGCCTACCATCCCAGAGTCTTCCCAGCCTACCAAGGCGTTCCGTAGCCAGCGGCCCAATCCCACCACCACCCGCGCGAACTTGATCATCGGCATCCCATTGATCGTGTACTCCAACACCTGCTCCCCCGTCCGATCGTCCAACCCACTGGCCACCGAGTTACTGGAATACGCCCCGTCCGAGCCGATCGCCACGTCACAGCCCAAGGTGTACGGACCAATGGGTGGGGAATCGTCCACCCCCGGCTTGAACCACAGCTTCAACGGCCCATCATCCCTTGGCAGAAGTCCCTTAAGAGCCAGCGTCTCACTGTCAAATACCGGCGTGCCCTGCCAGACCGGCTTCCGACACGATTCCCGCTTGACCCGCTCCAACAGGTCCGTCTGGAACACCTTCCCCACAGCTCCCCGTGGGTCCCTGTCCAACTGGCTGGCTATCAGCCTCGGAGTCGCCGTCTGACGCAAACACCGCTGGTCATACCACTCGCTCCGCACCACCCCTTCCCACTTGAACCCCTTCCCCTCCAGCCGCTTCCGCAGGTCCGGGTGCTTCCCGTGGTAGGCATCCACACCAGCCTGTTCCTCTGGCTTCCGGGCCACCGGCTTCCCGTCCCGCACCACATACGAGCCCTTCGACTGGTCCGGGTGGTCCTTCCAGTCCAAGATCAGATGAATCCCGTCACTGTTCTGGTCCTCGCAGGCATTGTGGAACACCCCCGAGTCCACATACCGGGCGCTCACCAGGAAGATGCAGTTGGAAACGTCGTGCAACGCCTCCATTACCGACTCGTCCTTCCCACCACTCACAAAGTCCCGGCTCCCAAACTCGTCTACCGCAAATACCGACTTCCGACCGCCCGCCGAAACGTCCTGGCCCGCTGCGTAACCCGCATGTGTCGCCCCGTTCGCCGGGTTCACAATCGTGTGGCTGCTCAGACTCCGGTGCTTCTTTAAGTCAAAACCCTTGGGCAGCATCCAAAACGGCAGCATACTCAGACCCCACGCCAGTTTCCAAAACAACGTGCTGTCGTCCGTCGCCGAATCCACCAACGCCTCATTCCGCGTCACGTAACCCGCCGAGAACATCGGATCCCGTAACCATCTCCGCTGAAGTATCCACAAATACCCATACGTCCCGCCCTGCGCCCGGCTTTTGTCCAACCGCACGTCCAATGGCTTCTCCTCCCGGGCACTCTCATCGATCGCCGCGTCCATCCGCACAAACACGCTTTCTTGATGGCGCCATGGCACCATCGGCCGCACTTTCACCTTCGCCCGTGGCTCGATCACCCAGCAAAACGCTCCCATCCAGAACAGTACATCCTCGAACGCCGCATCCATCATCGCATGTCTGAACCGCAAATCCGTCAACGCCCGCTCACCACACCGCACCCTCCACTTCAAGTTCTCTACGGGATCCTGCGGGTAGTACTTGTAGA